CATCAGGCTCGGACGCGACGCCATGTACCCGCTCGAGGCACTTCTCAAGTTCCTCAAGAACAGGACTCACGCAGCATAAAAACCGCCCGCCTCTTGTCCACGTGTGACGAGGGGGGTTGACGGGCGGCGCCGGCTTTCACTCGGTCTAGCGACCGGGGGCCGGATTCACAGAAAGGACGAAGATGAAGACCATCGCCACCAGCAAGCTGTTCACGGGATCCATTCTCGACGAGCAGCTCAAGCTCGAAGAGAGCGCCATCCAGGATGGGGTGGCGAGGTACAACCGGCTTGCCAACGAAGCCATCAAGCGTGGCGACGGGGCGAGCCTCAAGCCCGCCGAGCGATTGTTGCTGTTCTGGTATCAACCGCTCGTGGATGCCATCGCTGCCGAGCAAAGGTCGGTCGGAGTCGGAACCCCGCAAGTTGGGGCCAACCTGTGGGGGCCTGTCTTCTGCCAGATCCAACCCGAAAAGCTCGCGGTCATCGCACTCCACGAGATGATCGGCGGCTGCATGGCCCAGCCCGACGGCGTTCCCCGCGTGGAAATGGCCAACAACATCGGTCGCGCCGTCATCGCCGAGATCAACATGATCCGCATGAAGGAGCAGGACGCCGTGACCCGCGAGCGGCGCGACAACCGACTCGCGGCAGGCGAGGACAAGAAGACCGTGTACGCTCAGGAGCGGGAATCACTTGAAGACTTGACGCGGCGGTTTCGCTCAACGTCGCCCGGCCGCGTCAACTGGTGGGCCAAGAAGACGCTCAACGACCCATACTGGGACCGTCGCGTATGCACGCAGGTCGGTGCGAGGCTCGTGTATTTGGTGCATGAGAACTGTGGAATCCCGACCGACGACGGCTCGTTCCAGCTCGCGTTCCACCGCGACCACAAGGCGAAGGGACGCAAGCAGAAGGGTACCGTCAGACTCGATCGGCGTGCAATCGACGTGATCGACCAGGGGCACGAAATCAGGCAGTTCATGCGGCCCAGATTCCTTCCGATGCTCGTGCCGCCCTACCCGTGGTCACGCGAGGCACAGGGCGGCTACATCAAGACCCGCACGCCGTTCGTCAGCAAGCCCACTCGAGAGCAGAAAGATGCACTGGAGGCCGCCGATCTCACGCAGGTGTACGAAGCGCTCACCGCCATCAGTGAGGTCGGCTGGAGGATCAACCGCAAGGTGCTGAACGTGGTCCGAGAAATCTGGGCCACCGGAGGCGGCGAAATGGGCGTTCCGCACCGGTCTAATCTGCCGGCCGAGCCCAAGCCAGTCGGGTACGACCAGTCACGGCCCAAGAGTCAGCGGTGGGCGGGCGTGCCCGAAGAAGCCAAGCGTGCCCACAAGCGGCGCTCGGCCGAGATTATCGCCGAGAACATCCACCGTGTTTCCACTCGTCAGGAGTTCCTGTCGAAGCTCAACATCGCCGATCGGTTTGCCGACGAGGACGCGATCTACTTCCCGCACCAGTTCGATTTCCGGGGCCGTGCCTACGCAATTCCGATCCACCTGAACCACCAAGGCGACGACGTGTGCCGCGGGCTGCTCGAGTTCGCGGAGGCGAAGACCCCCGGCATTGACGGCTTGCGGTGTCTCAAGATCCACGCCGCCAGCGTGTACGGCGTTGACGATGTCGGGTTCGACGACCGCGTGCGGTGGGTGGACGCCCACTGGAAGCAGATCATGGACTCGGCAGACAACCCGCTCGAGTGCGAGTTCTGGACTCACGCAGACGAGAGCGTGTCTGGTTCGCGCGACGGCAAGCCGTGGCAGTTCCTTGCCGCGTGCATGGCACTGGCGGACCCTGACGGGGCCGGCGCCAGACTCCCGCTCCACAGCGACGGAACGGCCAACGGGCTCCAGCACTACACGGCCATGGGGCGAGACGAGCGGGCCGCGAAGTCGGTGAACATGCTCCCGGCCAACAAGCCCGAGAGCGTGTACGTTGACATCGCCGCCGAGGTTGATCCGATCGTGCGGCTTGACTCAGCGACCAATCCGACAGCTGCAATGCTCATCGAACGGGTAGGCAAGATCAGGAAGCCTGAATGCAAGACCCCGATCATGACGACCGTGTACGGAGTCACCGACTACGGCGCCAACGAGCAGACCCGCGCGGCACTTGCAAAGCGTGGACTCGAGGGCGACGAGCTGTTCCACGCTTCGCTGTACCTGTCAAAGGTGATTCTCGGAGGAATCGGCACCGTCTGCGAGCGTGCGGTGGCCATCATGCAGTGGATTCGCACGTGTGCAACGCTCATCACCAGCAAGAACCGAACGTTCACCGTGACGAGTCCGATCGGGTTCCCCGTGGTGTTGCGCGACCGCAACCTCAAGAAGTTCAGGGTCCACACTGTTCTCGGTGAGATCGTGCTGGTTGCGGATGACGCAACTGCGCCCATCAACAAGGCCGCCCAGGTCAATGGATCGGCCCCGGACGTGATCCACTCGATCGACGCCGCGCACATGATGATGACGGCGATTGCTTGCAAGTCCAAGGGCATCACCACCGCCTTCGTGCACGACGCCTACTGGACCCACGCGGCGACTTATCGAGAGATGAACCGCGAGCTTCGTGTCCAGTTCGTGAAACTCCACTCGCGCGACCTGCTCGCCGAGATGGTCGCCGAGTGGTGGTCGCTGCACCCCGACATCGAGTTTCCAGACCCGCCATCGCGCGGCTCACTCGACATCAACCAGGTGATCGACGCCCCGTACTTCTTCCACTGACATGTAACCATATGGTTACGTGTCAATGCCGCCACCAAATAACCATCCGGGCAATGATGATGAAGCGACCCCGATACATTTTTGTGCTGTTTTCGTCACCTTTGGTGCCGAATACGGGCTCGCGTTGGCTGCGATTCAAGCGACGCGCCATCCTGTGGCTCGTGAGCGTGTTCTCGCGGTCGCCGATCGTTCACTGTGCCGTCGAGTACGACGGCCGGATCATAAACCCGTCACTTACCGGAACGAGCACCCACGACGCCGACACGGTCAGGTGGGCATTCTCGTGGTCGATTGAAGTGCCCGGAGTGGCCGATCTGGACTCGCACATCGAGGATCCTCCACGCCCAAAGAACATCATCGGCTCACTCATGCGGTGGCTCATGCACGGACGCTGGCCATCTCATGATTGCGTCACGATCACATCGTCGCTACTCATGTCGGCCGGGGTAGTGGTACCGAGACGTATCACTACCCCGGCACTCCTGTTTTCTTGGCTTCGTTCGCAGGGATACCCGCTCTATGACATCGCCGGAGACTGGTCAGACTATCGAGGAAGCGATAACGGCGGGACACTCGAGGCTCATCGCGGCGATGGACCTGGCCATCCGGCCGGTTGTCGTCCGTGACCTGTCGGACATCGCAGACCGAGACAAGCTGCTCATCGCCATCGGGCAACGCCAAGTTGTCGATCTTCTCATCAACACCCTTGACAGGAAACTGAAACCGGATGGATGACAAGCACACGCTCCGCTCGCAGTACGCGGCGGACGATGCGGTACGCACCCAGATCCTTGAGCGTGCCCGCGAGTGCTCCCGTCTCACCGACCCCACCATCCTGCCACCGCTCCAGCACGAAAAGGACTCCAAGCTACCCGACAACTACCAGTCGGTCGGGTCTGAGGGCGTCATCACGCTTGAGGGCAAGATGGTGTCGGCCCTGTTTCCACCCGGACTCCCGTGGTTCAAGCTCGAGCTCGACAGCGAAACGATGAACGATCCGTCGATCCCCGACGAGATCAAGCAAGGGCTGCTCCACGACCTCATGATCATGGAGCTGATCATCGTGTCGGCGATCGAGTCGGGCGAGGCCGGAGCCGGAGAAGAGTACAGCAACACGTTCCGCACGTCGAAGCGGCAGGCGCTCGCACAGATCATCGTCACGGGCGACGTGCTCGAGTACATTGACGACGACTACCGATTCACGGTGTTCTCGCGCGACAAGTACGTCACCAAGCGAAACACCCGCGGCGACGTGCTCTACCACATCATCAAGGAGCAGATCGACCCGCTCACGCTCACCAAAGAGCAGTTTGCGGCCAGCGGCCTTGACCGCGACGAGATGACGAAGCTCCACGTCGCCAAGCGGATGAAGGACATCTACACCAACGTCGAGTGGATGCCGCTTGAGAAGAAGTGGAAGATCGAGCAGGAAGTCAACGACAAGATCATCAACACGTCCTACGAGGTCGTGTCGCCGTACTTCTGCACGCCGTACAAACTCGCCCCCGGCGAAGACTACGGGCGCGGCCTGGTGGAGCTCCACCTTGGCGACCTGTCGTCGTTCGACACCGGATGTTTGCGAATGCTGGACTTCGCGGAGCTCTGCTCCAAGATGCTCACGGCGATCGACACGGCGTCCACTGTCCGCGAACGTGACATGACCAAGAAGACCGGCTCGGTTATTCGTGCCCGCGTCGTCGGCGGCGTCATCCAAGACATCGCCATGTTCAAGGCCGACAAGGTTGCCGACTTCAAGGTCTGCGCCGAGTCGAACGCTCAGGTTGCGGCCCGACTCTCCAAGGTGTTTCTCTCGGCATCTGGCTCTGTCCGCGACTCGGAACGCACCACCGCCTACGAGGTTCAGCAGGCGACCATCGCCGAGCTTGAGGGCGCCTTGGGCGGCGTGTACGCCCCGATTCAGTCGCACCAGCAGGATCCCCAGCTCAGTCGCATCGTGTGGCAGTTGCGGCGCGACAAGCGACTTCCTGCTCTCAAAGCGAAGGACCGCAAACGAATCAAGATCAAGACCCTTACCGGCATCGCGGCACTTGCCGACGAGCGCCGCGCCCAGCAGATCAAGGAGCTCGTGGTTGACGCCCAGGGACTCGGCGACATGGGCATCGCCAAGATCAATGCCGGCGTCGCGCTCGATGCCATCGCCCGCTACCGCCGCATCAACGAGCCGGGGCTCATCAAGTCCAACCAGCAGGTTGCTCAGGAACAGCAGGCCGCTATCGAGGCCGCAACCCAGGCAGCAGCAGCACAAAAGGGCGTGGACGTGGCCGGCAACGTCGCCGAGCACGCACTGACCCAAGGAAACAACTGATATGTCGCAGATTTCGTCAACCCCAACCCTTACCCCGGCGGCACCCGCGTCGCCGAGTCCGGGGGCGACCACGCCCGCGACTCCACCCGTTGCGTCAGACGCAACGCCGCCAACCCAAACGCCTGCCGCACCAGTGGCAACGTTGCCACCCGAGAAGGCGAAGCCAGCGGCTCCGGCGGCTGATCCATCGGTGATTTCGCTCTCGGCGTCGGTGGCGACGAATCAGCAGACCGCCGACACCGAGCTTGACATCACCAGCGTCTTCACCAAGGCTGGGCTCGATCCCAAGACCATCGCCACTGAGTATTCCACCAACGGAACCGTGAGCGACGAGACGGTGAAGCTCATTCAGGCGAGCGACCCCAAGCTCAAGCTCATGGGCAAGGGACTCATCAAGGACTTCGTGGCGGGCCAGGCTGCAATCCACACGCTCAACGTGCAGCGGGCTCAGTCGGCGACCAAGGCTGGAATCGAAGCGGCCGGAGGCGAGGACCAGCACAAGAACCTGCTCGCGTGGATGGGCCAGAACATCGAGCCCGCTCGCTTGGCTCGGTTCGACACCATGCTCAAGTCCGACCCGACTCTCTACCCCGACATCATCAAGATCATCGACGGCGAGTACCGCGCCAAGAACGGCGCCGGCGGCACGGCACCGATCATCCCTGGCCAGGTTCCGTCTGGAAAGTCTGGAATCCCGACCACCGCCGCCGAACTCGCGTCCATCAACAACCGCGCCCTTGCAGGAGATCAGGAAGCGGTCGCCATCGTCATGAAGATGACCGATGCCGACCGCGCCCGCATTCGCTCATGATTACAAAAGAACACATCGAACGACTTGCCAAGCTCCACGCCAACGCCGCGTTTCGTTCGGCTGGACCCCAGTTCTACGAGGACGAGCACACCGGCAAAGTGCGCGTCGCACACGTTCCCGTTCTGGACAAGGACGGCAAGCAGATCGAAGAGGTCTTCAACGACCGCAACGGCAAGCCTGTGTACAAGCCGCAGGACAAGCCTGGCGCGTCGCTTGTCCGCGAGACTCGCATCAAGACCAGGCCCGACACGGGATGCGTCTACTGCGACATCGTCGATCGAACCGAGAACCCGCCCGAGCGCAACGGGCACTGTCTCCGGTTCTCCAGCTACGCCACTGGCGTCGGAGACACCGAGCACCAGGCTCTCGAAGACGCACTCAACAAGGCCGAGGCCGCAGTGAAGCCGCTTACCCCGGCACAACGCGCTGACATCGAGGCCGGCCGATTTATCGACCCGGTTGCCAAGAGCCGGATCGCTGAGCTTGAAAGGGAGCTCGCAACCTTGCGAGTGTCCAACGCATCCGCAACTCAGGTTGCGAAGCCCAAGAACGTCTACTAACAATCCCCCAGTCCATTTCTCCATGAAAGAGAAACACCATGACCGCAGTTTCACCAGCCAACTTTGCTGCCACCGGCAGCGACGCAGAAGCTCTGCTTCTCAAGATGTATTCCAACTCGTTCGTGTCGGCACCCCGCTCCGGCATCTTCCTCTTCGGCGGGCCGTCTGACCGCTTCATCTTCCGGCCTCCCGTCGCGGGCATGGGAGGCAAGTCGTGGCAGTACCTCATGATGGCCGACGTGCCGGCGCCGGAAGAGTTTGATCCCGGATCCGAACTGCTCGGCCAGGCAATGGCGATCGACGAGGGCACCATCGTCACCGACAAGTACGTGATGTGCCACCAGTGGATCGGCAAGGACAAGATGGATCAGGCCCACTTCCGGGCCCAGATCATCCCCCAGCTCGGCGAGAAGCACCGCAACCAGATCGAGCGCGGCTACGACCACCGCGCGATGATCACTGCGGCACTTGGAGCCCGCTCCACCACGGCCGTCACCAAGAACGGGCTCAACGTCCACAACGGCGGCAACCGCGTCACCCGTACCGGCGGCGGCTCGGGCACCACATTGGCAAACGCCTACTCGCTGGACTCCACCGGCGCAGCGGCTTTGCGTGCCGATCTTCGACTGCTCGGCCTGCGAATGACTCAGGACATGATCGCTCCCGGCCCACAGAATCGCGGCCTGATTCTGGCCCCCCATCTCATGACCGTGCTGACCTACGACAACACCGCCCAGGTGTTCTCCAAGGACTACGTCACCACCAACGACCAGCAGCGACATGAGATAAACGTCATCGAGAACTTCGCCGTCATCGGACAGGCCAACCTGTCGAGCGACGGAGGCCCGCTCCCTGACACCAACATCACCAATCTCCAGACCAAGTACAACGCCAACTTCTCGTGCCAGGCGTCCAACGGCATCCCCGGCGTGCTCGCATTCACTCGATCGCAGGACGGCGAGTACGGACTCGGCTCGGCCACCTTCGACACGCTCACCCATCGCGTGAAGTACTTCGAGGAACGGCTGGCATGGCTCGTTTTCTCCTACATCCGCACCGGCGTTGATGTCATGCACCCCTGGTGTCTCGGCTCGATCGAAGCCATCGCCTAACCCAACCGCACACTCATCGAACAAGGAAAGACCACATGGCACTCTCAATCACTCCCAATCCTCCCAACACGAAGTACCCGACGATCGCCAAGGCGATCGACGGCGTGCCCGCGTTCGGCTCTCAGGGCGTCTGGAAAGAAGCCCCGCTCCTGTCCACGATCATCAATCCCAACATCGGGTTCCACTACTTCACCGACTTCATCGCCGAGGCCGCCGACGACACCACCAACCTGTTGGCCGGGTGGGCAACGGTTGCCGACGCCGGCTCCACTGGCGGGCAGACGCTCGGCGACGCGGTCGGCGGCACACTGGCCATCTTCCCCGACGGCGACGACAACGACGAGGCATACGTCAGTTCCCGTAACGAAGTGTTCAAGTTCGCCGCCAGCAAGCCGCTTTGGTTCGAGGCTCGCGTGAAGCTCAGCGAGAACGGCGGCACGGCCGGCAAGTGCGGATTCATCTGTGGGCTGTCCGATACCGTCGCCGCCAACTCTCTGGTTGACGGCGGAACGCTCATGACTTCGTTTGACGGAGCCCTCTTCGTCAAGGAAGAGACGACCGCGAAGATCGACTTCGTGGGCTCGAATGCGGCAACCCAGGACAACGACGAGCTGCAGACGTGGGTGGATGACACGTGGTACCGAATCGGGTTCACCTTCGATCCCGGCGACGGCACCACCGGTTATCTCACTCCGTACATCGACGACGTGGCATTCACCCGGCAGGCGATCACGCTGTCTGGACTCGAAGAGATGCACATCGTTCTCGGTGCGAAGATGTTCGCCACGACCACCGAGGCGACGTTCCACGTCGATTGGGTCCGCGTCCTCCAGGTCCGCTGATCCGTTGCGTCTGACGCAACTCGATAACTCAATCCGGCCGGGTCGAAAGGCCCGGCCGTTTTTTCATTGGAGCCAGCATGAGCGGGATCATGAAATCGCCGGTCGCCAACGGAGTCGCCATGTCTTCATCAAGCAAGTCCCCGAGGACATGGAGCGAGGTTGCGTACTTCGCCCTGGAGCAGTTCAAAACCCAGCTCACGGCGTTCGTCGGGTTCCCGTTCATCGTCGCCACGCTCCTGGGCGCGTGGCACTTCCTGCGGCCCGACCTGCAGGCCATCTCCGGCATCGTCGGCCGCACCGCCGAGATCGCCAGCACCCAGAACGACATGACCAAGCAGCTCATCAGCCTGTCGGCCGAGCTGAAGCAGTCCATCCACGACATGAAGGGAAAGCAATGAAATCCACATTCGCCATGCTCACCATCGTTTCGGCTCTCCTGGCCGTGTGTCTCTTGTCAATCGCCGCACTCGCTGGCCCCGTTCCAACGTGCATGACCGCCTCATCCAGCGAGCAGAAGGACGCCGGATTCGCAGACTGGACCGGGAGCGGAATGTCGCTTCCGGCCACCGTCACCGTCACCAATCCATTCCCCGATGTCATCAGCAACGAGCTGGTGTTCTTCGGCTGGCCGACGGCGACCACGCTCTCCACGTCCAAGGTGGTCATCGTGATTCGACAGGTCGGTACCGACAACTACGGCACCTACGCCACTATCCGCTTGCACAACGAGCAGGGCGGCTTGAACCTGTACCCGCTGGAGTCGCAGCACATCACCGGCGACTTGCAGGCGTTCAAGTACGTCATCGGCCAGAACTGGGCGTGGGGCGATGGCGCGTACCTCACCGTGACCATCGTTTCCGACCTTCTCTCGACCGCGACGGTTGAACTGAACGCCCTCTGGGTGGAGTGATACATGCCCGCGACATCGACGCTGTACCCCGCTGGTTGGCCTGCCGCAGGAACGCGGGCGTTCTACCAGCAGGCCAATGCGTTGATGGACTACCGCGACGCCGAATGCCCGGCCTCACGCGGGACGACGTACTACATCCGGTACGACGCAGTATCTGGCGGCGGCGCGGTTGGATCGGCAGCGGACCCATTCCTCGCGTCGAACATCGCGGAACTCCAAGCCCTTCTCGACATCTACGGCCCCGGCAACACCATCCTCATCAAAGACGATTCGGTGTTTTCTGGACCAACCGGAATCACCATTTCGTCGGCGATGACGATTGGGAAATACGGCACCAGCGGCGGGCATTGGGTGGTGTCGGCGCTCGACGTTGACAGCGGGGCGGGCTGGACCAACACCACATACGGCGCGTACGTCAAGACCGACACGACGCAGGTTCAGTGGGTACGGCTCAACGAGCACCCAGACGCTTCGATCGAAGTTGGAACCGAAACGGTGTTCCGCAAGTGCGGGGGCGAGATCACCGGAATCTCGATCCACGCGACCTCTCCAACCATCACAACCGGGACTCAGGACGGCAGCGGAAACCAAACTTCTGGATCCGAGCACGGCCTTGTGGTAGGCGAGACGGTCATCCTGTACGGGACCAACTCCACTCCGGCGCTGGCGGGGGCGTACACGGTTGACACGGTTCCTACGCCGCTGACGTTCACGGTCGCAGCAACGACCACCGGGACTGGCACCGCAGGAACGTGGATGCAGCAGACGAACAACGGGTGGGCGTACAACCCGACTGCCGACATCCTCATGGTCCGCATTGGTGCGAACGCCAACCCGGCATCGACGATCATCCAGGTGGGACACGGAACCGGCAAGGGAATCTATGTCAACGAGGCCCACACGACCCGCGTAACGGGAGGCTGGGCGCTCGGATGGGGCATGGAATCGCTGGCATCAGGCAACTTCGGCCTTCACGCCAAGCTCAGCGGAACCAAGGCGGCGGTGTTCGACAACTGCCGATCCCACTACGGCACACAGCACAACGCGGGGCAGATCCTCAGCACCGGGTCAGGCGGCGTCTTGCTGATGAAGAACTGCAAGGCTGGACTGGGCCGAGCAGACGCCAACGGCGAAGGCACCATCTTCGTGTCCTACTCGTGGACCGACGGAAACGAGTTGATCCTGTGGGGCTGCCAAGCCGACTACGGCTGTCTCCCCGACACAACGACCGGCGACGCCTACAACGGAGTGAACGGGAACCACACCGCCGCACGCTGGAACGTCAACGACGTAAAGCGGTTCAGCCCCTACTACATGCACACCGGCGCGGATGGAGTCTCCACCTTCGGAACCATCGGCCTGTGCCTCATCTGGAACTTCCGCACACTGGACCACGCCAACGGGTGCCGCACCAACGGCAACGTCGGCAACACGGTGGCCTACACCACCAACCGCAGCAAGACATCAGAGTACCGGGCATGGATCGTCGGAGATCGGTTCGACGGCGGCAACAACACCAACCTGTCATTCACGGATTCGTCCGTCGCGCGACTCTGGTGCATCTACACCGCGAAGGTGCCAGTCGGAACGGCGGGCAACTTCTTCTCATCAACCACGCAGGTCAAGGCAGCGTGGATCGGGGTCAATGTCACGGTTGACTGGACGAACGTTGTTGCGGGCGGGGCCAACCGGCCCTGGCACAGCAGTTCATTCGACATGTACATCGACATGGCGTACTGCACGCTCAGGAACATCAACTGCGGGGCTGACTACTACCCGTGGGACGCCCGAAGCGTGTCCGCTCCATACAAGGGTTCAAAGACTCGGTTCTTCAACTCAATATGGTCCACCGGGGCAGGATCGCCATCGCCAGCGTCGATCAATATGTGCCCCAACGGCGTGCCGACCGGGGTGTCTTCGTCGGCGGATTCGGCCCTGACCGGCGGCGGGCTGGCCAACGCCTACTACAACACCGGCACGGCGAACCCCAAGACGGTGCACGGGCCTTCCGACTTCTCATCCGACTATCTCGGCCACAGCGGGCACACCGGGTACGTTGACCTCACCGGCGAGGCGTCGGCTTCGTCCGTGCCCACCAACGGCGACCAGCGGTATCGGGCCGCAAACACCAGTGGGCTCCCGTTCGTGGTGCAGTGGTGGCGCAACCCCACGACCGGGATCGACTACGCGATGCCCGCACTGCCCAGCATCGGGGCGATCCAGCAGGCATCGACTCTCTTGCTCGCCGGCGGCGGCACAACCTCACTCATCCTTGACCTCATGGAGTCCTGAATATGGCAACCGGAACCGTTACCGTCGTTGACACCGCGGGGGCGGGGAAGATCCGCAAGATCACCGTCACCTGCCTTTCAAACTCATCCGGAGACGTCATGTCAGACTCGATCGGGCCTCTCACCGGCCAGCTCCAGTCGGTCGAGACGATCCCCGACGCGACCTACGTGCCCACGTCGTACAACGTGCAGGTCCGCCGTGGCGCAACCACCGGCATCGACATGCTCAACGGCTCCGGCGCCACTCGCTCCACGTCGGCGCGTGAGCTGTGCCGGCCCGAAGACGACAACGGCAACGCAACCCTCTTCGGGTTCCGAGACGAGTATCTGTATCTCGACGCCGACACCGTCGGAAACGCCAAGCGGTTCACGGCCATCCTCACCATCATCCAGCCATGACCAAACTCGACGCGGTGAACATGATCCTCACCAAAGCGGGACTCTATCGCGTGAGCACGCTCGACACCAATGGTGCGTCTGACGCAACCGAGGCCGAGCGGATTCTCGACGAGGAAGAGTTGCGGATCCAGCTTGAAGGCTGGCACTACAACATGCGAGAAGATGTGGAACTCACGCCCGACTCGCAGACGGGCAAGATTTACCTGCCAGTCGGGTGCCTCACCATCGACTCGGACCAGAGCGACGCATGGCGGAACATCACGCAGGTCGGCGACTACCTCTACGACCGCGACGACAACACTGCCGTGTTCACCGAGAATCTCATCTGTTCCTACACGATCAGATACTCGTTTGAGTGCATCCCACTCGAAGTGCGGCAGTACATCGCGGTGCAGGCGGCGTGCTCGTTCATGGAAAATCGGCCACTCACGCGAGAGAAATTCGCTCGCCTCAACCTGCTCCGCGATGATGTTCAGCGTGCTCGCACGCGGGCACTTCAGATCAACGGGGACCGCGAGGACGTCAACACGCTCAACACCGCCGACGCACTGGCAACACGAGGTGGACGCCAGCGAGTTATGAGCATCAACGGAATGGGCTGGTATGTACCATGAGCACCCAAGACCTCACGCCGATCATGGCCGACTCGTGCCAGTCGAACGTGCAGCGGCTCTTGTGTGACCCGCCCGCGTACCTCAATGGCGGGATCCCGCCCGAGGACTTCTGGGCCGACATCGACGACGAGCC